GCCCCATTGAGCCATAGTAGTAATCCTCCTAAAAGATTTTCTTTTATTTATATTAAGTCGGCGTTAGTCTTTTGCGTGTTTCATCATATGCTCATGAGACTTTGCGATTTCGGCTTGCATATCTTCCTTCGCAAAAGGCTTCAGTCTATTATACTTTGCAATGACAGCGCGAGCATGGACACGGTGAAGTGCATGTGTGCTACCATCGGCATACTTGATCTTGTGTGGCATCATACCAGAATCAGCAGCCTTACGGATTTGATTCATGATATGCTCATCGGGTTCTGGACCTTCTGCTTCGCCTGCTTCTTTGGCTTTTTGTTGTGCAATGTAAGCAGCAGTGCCTGGCTTTGGTGGGCGACCACGACCTTCGTCGAGTTCAACTTCTTCCTTTACAGGCTTACCAGCAACCAGAGCAGCCTTAGCCTTTTCAAATGAACGATATCTTTTTGGATGATCATTAGATGGCTTATCAAGATCGCCCTTTTCTTTATCACCGAAACGAACACGCCAAGTATTGTATCCACCTTCGCGACCGTGGTACATCATACCATTCTTATGATAATACTTTGCTTCTGGTCCTGTTCTAGGGTGATTGGACTGGACAAAAGAGTCATCATGTGGAGCCCTAAACTTGGCTTCATCAAGTTCAACTTCTTCCTTAGTGGCAAACTTCTTTTTAGCAGCATCCATCTTTGCATCAAAATCGCGCAACTTGGCAGTAAGTGCATCTTGTTGAGCCTTTGGCAATCCCTGACCAGGAGGCAGACCAGTTGGGCGATGCCCGTTGTAAACTGCTTCATCAACATCATCACAGGAACAATCTTTGGTTTCTTTCATCTTAGAGGCAATCTTCTTATTGCGAAGTTTCTTGAAATCGGACTTTTCAAGTTTGCCGTCTCCATCAACATCAAGTTTAGCCTGACCGCCAATCAATGCTTCGCCAAGAGCCTTCTTTTTCTTAGCCATAACTTTTTCAATATTGCGTTGTGTAGAGTTCTTGCTAGAATAAGTATTGAGTTCATAAGGGTGTGAACCACCTCTGTTATAAACTTGCATATGGATCGTGTGATCTTTTCCAGTTGTGTGATCTTTTGCTGGAAGATTTACAGTTGTCGTATTGCCTTCTGAAGGCTTCTTTGACATAAGACCAATGTGATGGAATCTATCATCATCAGATGCATTCAGCCCATACTTGGAATGATGTGATAGCGCATGATCAACCGCATCTGTATATGACTTGTGGTAGATTGCATAGTCAGCACCACCGTGCTTTTCGTCAAGCGAAACTTCTTCAGTCTGAGAGGCTTTCAGATCAGCAGCCGTTGGTGCACCTTCTGATCCAGGCTTACGCATATGCTCACCAGAACCATTCTTAATACGTTTTTGCTTGGCATGGATATTGTCCCATAGGCCACGCTTCTCATCAACCTGTTCGGCTTCTGTGTTCAGGACCTTTGATACCGCCTCAATCAGATCAGCGGAGAATTGATTTTTTAAGTTATTGTCTTCCATCTTAGTCTCCGTCTGTGATCTTGATTTTGCGCTGCGCGGCTTTTGATCTATTGATTAAATATTTCTTTACATTATCCACATCTCTATCACCTTGTGGACCACCTTTTGGATCGGGCAGTTGTTCTGCAGGAGGAGAGTGAAATCTTGGATCGTCTACTGGGTTTTTCTCTTGTCCCGGCTTGATAACATTTGGGTCGCTCTTCAAGCGCCCCTTAATCTTGTTCAGGCTACTATCTGCGATAGCAGAATGTTCCTTATCAAGATTCATTTTCTTGCCAAGGTCTTTAACTGTTTTAGCCAAACCTTCAGCATTATCTATATCATTCTGTGTAGATGAATTCGTTGCTTGTGATTCTTTCTCAAGAGCAAACAACTTGTCCAGATGAACAGCGGCTTGTTGAACATCATCAACGCTTAAATCTTTAGGTAAAGAACTATAAAGAATCTGTGCTTTAGGAGACATATCAAATGCTTTGGTCGTATAGGTCCCTGCTGCAATCTGATCATTCTGATCAGATTCCAACTTCTTTTCACGGAGCATAATGTCCATAATGGAATGTTCTAGTGATCTATACTTTGACATTACTTTCTTTCCAGTGTAGCACGAAGGAACCATGCATGTTTCTTGTGTGCATTGATACGATCTTGCAAGAAGTTTGACAGACCAACTTCCATCTCACCGCATGATCTGTAAGCAGTTTGTAATGAAGCCAAGACAAAAGTATTTACCATTTGCAACTTTGCAACCATTTCTAATGCAGTTGGAACAGTGTCGTCATCTTGAATGGTAGCAAGTTCTTTGAGACGACCAAATGATCCAGGCGCATATGCATTCAATGCTCTAATCTCTTCTGCAAATGCATCAATAGCGCCATAGACTTCTAAGTAAATAGTTTCAAAAAGTAAATGATATTCGTAGAAGTTGGGACCTTCAACATTCCAGTGGTAATAATGTGTTCGCACATACATAGCATATGTATCGGCAAATGCGCGTTTCATATCGTCAATCAAAGTTTCCATTAGTTACAGTTCCATCTTCTTAATGACATTGCTTTCCGAGTTGGTCTGCCTTTTTCATCCTTCATAGGACCAGGCATTCCACCCATTCTAGCACAAAATGATCTTCTTCTTCCAGCAGCCTTGCCCTTTGGGTCAAGTTTGCTAGGTGGTGTTGTTACAGCAGTCTTGATGCCGAAGTGTTTAGCGCCCTTGCGTGTTATTCCAGCGCCATCTTCAGTGGAACGATAATAACCCTTAGAGTCTTCGCCTCTTTCTGTAATGAACTCTTTAAACGTTTTCATCATCTTCTCCATCGGTTAGGTTGCCAGATTTAATAATGGCTCTTCCTTTTTTGATCTTTGCCCAATGTGGAGGAGACATAGTGCCGTCTGCTTTGCGTCTGCCAGCAACTTTCACAGCCTTGACATCAGCGGTTGTTACTTCTTCTTCAATCTCTGCTTCTTCAATCACAGATGGATGCAAAGCAAATGCGCCCTGCATCTGCATTCCAAGATCAGCGGATGTCAGTGTTACGCCGATACCAGCAGCATAAGCGATGTTGAAGGATTCGTCCAGCGATTCATTCTTTGCTGTCTTAGCGGCTTTCATGTATTTCTTCTTAGCGATCATCTTAAGAGTCTTTTCAGGAATGCCCTTTGTCTTAAGATCGTGAATCGTGTTAGCCAGTCTTTCTTTTGATAAAGAAGACAGTTCATGCAAACGATCTTTATCTTCGTCCAAAGATGAAACGAAAGCACCGAACGCATCATCAAGCGTCTTGGCTTCATGGAGATCGGAATCGACCTTATAAGCCTTGCCAGCCGAGATGTATGAGTTAACTCTAGAGAAAGCATATTGCTCTTGTGTCATCTTACCGATAGGCTTCCAATCGTTTAGCCCACGAGCATAAACTTCTTGTAATGTAGAGAACTCAATACCAGACTTAGCGGCTTTCTTCTGAAGTGATTCAGAGATAGCGTCTTTTGGTAGAATCGCTTCTAACATCTTTTGAAGTTGTGCGGTAAATGGTGTGTTGTCTTCTTTGATCATCGCCTCAATGATCTTGATCAAGTCGCTTTCGCTATGCGATTCAAAATCCGCAATAACCTGTTCAAATGATTCGTTAGCAGACATCTTGGGCATAATGCCCTGTGCTGCTGGATTCGGTGAAGTGATACTCTTGAGTGCGGTGCCCTTCATGAAAGACTGCAGCCGTGTTGCTTCAGCCTTTCTGATTGTGGGCAACAGACGAGCGGCAATCTTCTTGACAAGTTTGATTTTCTTATCAACGATGCGGTCAACCTGAATCTTTTCAGGTGTGGAAAGTGTCGCGTAATCTACGCCCTTGCGAGCCGCAAATCTTTTCTTGACGATATTCCGAGCAGCAACCATTGCACGGCTCTTGATCTTATCATCAGATGCAAGTTTATGTTTTGCTACTTCTTTTGCGCGTTCGAGTTTAGGCTCGTTGCGTCTTAACGTTCGTGATCTTTGTTGGCGTTGTGCAAGTGTTAATGCTTTACGCTCTTGTAATACAGGGGAGTTGACTACGGCATCCTCGCTTTGTGTATTCACATTTTTCTGCTGAGGATTCATAATGATCTGATCAAGAGGTTTACCAGTCATCGACTTCTTGGTACTCTTAATCGCTGTTTCTTTTTCAAAAGACTTATTAATGTCTTTCTTGATTGGTTTAGTGGTCTTTTCCAATTTCATCTCCGCGAGGATTGCCGTAGCCTTTTGACTCGTTATACTGCTAGGTTTGGCTTACCCTTACTAGCATTGTTATTTATAATAATGCATTATGCAAGTTCTTTTATTGTAAATGCAAACCACACATCCAGTTTTGTAGCATTATCAACACGTCTCATACACAAAGTTAACATGTTTGGAGTATTTCCACCATAAAGAGACGCAGGACCTTCGTCGTTTGATGCATTTTTACCAATAATGATACCACTGTGTCGCATTATAGCACCATTTGGCGTAAATGTTGTTGCTGGATTGCTTGAATATTTGTCTTGATATACTCTATATTGGCTGTGGACGCCAAAAGTTGTCCACGCTGGAATTGTCCCAGTGATGGTTATATCGCCTTCATACCATTCGTAAATAATAGTGCTTGCGTTTGCATTATTATTTCCTATCTCATATTCGACTATTTCAATCAAGTCATTAATATTTGTACTACCGTTTCTAAAACTTACAACAGGTCTCATCGTATCATCCATGGTCCATCCACGGTTTGCATTTGTTGCGTGATTGTTGAATGAATATAAACTTCCCGCATCTTGATTTATAATCGCACTCACAGGAAACCTATTGTTAACCGAAACAGGCTGACCAGACAATGTTGCGATTTGATTAACTTCAAACAGCGTCTTTGCTTGTGCCTGAAATGCACCGTTCGCTGTGTTATATTGAGCCATTATTTCTTACCTTGATCTGCAACCCACTTCTTACCAATTGGGTTTCTGATTGCACCAGCAGCAATCTTGCGGACTTTCTTATGGACGTGATGCAGATGATCACTGTCATCCTTACTGTTATCGACAACAGTGAAATGTTCATCACCAAACTGCTTCTGGAAATGACCGATGTTATTCTGTGTCTGGTGCCACATCTTTTCGACATGCTCATCAGGCAAAGAACGATCACGCATTCTGTTGCGCTTCTTAGCAGTATTCAGGTCGGTGTTAACAAAGATCATGTGTGTGTCATAACCCAAAGACCGAAGATGATCTGAGTGTGCTTTGATCTTCTCTGGATCTTTACCAGTGCCATCGATCACCATACCCAACTTGTTCTGTGCATAAATGTCAGACCGCTTCTTGGTATTCGCTTTGGCTCTATTGCGAATCGCTTGACCTTTTTCAGAATAGATATTTTCTGGTGTAGATTTCATGCCCTGTCTGGCCATGCCTTTTTCAAACACATCATCAGAGTTGACTTGTTTAAATCCAAGACCATGTGTAACATTTCTTGACACATAAGACTTACCAGAACCTGGACCACCAGCAAGGAAGATTGCCTTCAACTTAGCAGGATCATGGACTCCTTCACTGATAAACGCTTCAGTGAAAAATGTTTTAAATCTAACAAATGTGCTCTCTTTCAACTTCATTCCTCCTCTGACATCATTGAACAACTCTGTAGCGTGTTCATGTGACATATGTTTCGGCAGACCTTTCTTGAAGGAATCGAGGTCATTGTTCTTTGCATGTTCGCGCATCTTCGAAGCGGACATACCTTCTGTTCCTTCAGCGTCTGGATCACGATGCCCAGCAGACACGACATTGATGCTCTTGAAGTTGAAGTCTTTTCCTGGACCATTGTACTTCTTTACGATCTTGTCATATTCAGGAACACGATCAGAGCCAGCAACCATCGTAACATGGCTGTAACCTTTCTGGTGCAGATTTCTCAAATGCGAAATGAATGACGGGCTTTCTTTATCAGAGACTGCAATGTTTGCGCCAGGGAATGCTCTTCCCAGATGAAGTTTCTTTTGTTCAGGAGTAAGAGGGTTCTTCTTAGCGTCTTGAGTATGACTTGCTACGATCAGATGATCTGCACCTTGCTTATCTGCAAGAGACTTGACATGGTTGACAAGTTTCTCATGCCCAGTTGTAGGCGGATTAATACGACCAAAAGTGAAGACTACTTTCTTAGACATTCTTATTGTTCCCTATTGAAGTTAGATGCACTGAAATCCGCTCTGTCAACAAGTTTGGTTGGGCGATTATGCCGCACAACAACGAAACCTTCTGGCTTGGATTTCTTACCGCGAATATGATGCTCGAATTCGGAATTGGATGAAAGCGTATTTACCAGCACATCTTTTGCTTTTTGCAAGTGCTTGTGCATAGTTAAAATGTTTTCAAAATGATTTCTGTTCTGTGTGACATGGCTGATTGCTGCATCTCTTTCAGCAGTCTTAGCCATCTTGGCTTTGTCACTTTTCACCGCATCGATCTTTTTTCGATGTGAGTTGTCGTAATGCTCAATGAAACCATTAACACTAGGCGTCGTGCCAGTGCGTACCGTGTGGTTGATGTATGTCTTGAGAGGAACTTCATGCCCCTTGATTGCTTCATACGATTCAGAAGGCGTATTTTTATGCGTCTGAGCAGCGGCTCTCATATGCTTCGCAAACTTAGCCTGTTGTTCGGCTGTGTAATCCAACTTGTCCAAAGGATGTTCGGTTGAAATCAGGTGGACATCTTTGTTCTTCTTGAACGTGGTCGCTAGATCGGGCGCATATTGTGCTGCCATGTCTTCCATATTCTTACCCTTATACGCAGTATGCACCGCAACTCCTATTTCAGAGTTGAGTGCTTCTTTGCCTTGCTTAGAGTTTTTTGGTGCAGAATATGTGATGGTGTTTGGCGTGAACCTTACCTTATTGCGTGTCTGTGTGACATCGCCTCTGGTATGCATGATATCACCTTGATAGACGCCAGTCTTGGGCGCAACTTTAGGCAGATGCTCTAGTGCAGCAGTGAGTTTTGACACAAGCCCAGGAGCGTGCCCATGATTCTTTATGACATCTTCTGGCGTGTAGTTCAGTTTTGGGTTCTTGTTGAATGCAGACTTTGATGCAACAAAGAACTTCCCGTTCTCTGGATTGGTCCCAAAAATGACAGAAGGTGACCCATCATATTTCATGGTCACCTTCGTCTCATTATGGTTGCCCGTGAGTCTATCATGGACATCTTTTAGGTTGTGGAACGCATGTGAAAATCCTGCATGACCTGCATTGATTACATGGTCTTCAGCATGTTCTAGATGCTTTAACTTTTGCTCTGATTCAACAGACGATTCAGATAAGAAAGAATAGAAACTCATGACAACCTCATTGATATTTCTATTATTTAGTCTATTTCTTAAGTTGCAGTTTCAGTTCCTTGATTTGGTCCATCAGAGCAGACATTATTCTGGTTTGTTCATTGATCAAAGCAGTTGCTTTAGTTCTCTCATCTGCATGTGCAACCATAAGTTCGGCTGTCAACTCTTTAAGTGCCAGAAACTTCTTTGTCTTTTTGATATCTTCTCTGATACCAACATACGCAGCAATGACAACACCACTAGCAAAGAACATGAGGTTTGGAATAGTGTTTGGGTCAAGCGTCAATATCGTTCTCCCCACAAAGCAAAGTTATCATATGCTTCAATATCCAAATCCGAGTCTTCTGTATTGTCTGCATTATATCTATCCCAATATCCTTGTTGCCATCGTGCAGAAGAAAATGATTGGGTTAGAGATGAATAAGGATTTTGGTTATACCCTTCTTGTTGTGATAACCAGCCATCCCAATATGCGGTAGATTTATTTTCCATCACTTACATTCCCTTGTTCAAAATCATATTCATAATCTTCTAGTATGACAGTCGCCCAATACCGCTTCATAGCATCAGATAATGTTCGACCCTGGACTAGAATATCGATGAAATCACTACCAACGAGAATCATACCTTCTTCTTCGTATACGTGAATATCACCAATGTGCTTAAGTTTGTTTTTTAGGTCACGGATTGAATGTTCGCTCATCCCTCCCCCTCCTTAGGCTGTAGGGCGGCGCGGGTGCCTAAAGTATATGCTTCAACAGCATCCAAACTCCTCGCTTCCCAATCCCAAGCGCGGCCATTCCAAACAACATATCCCGGCGTAAGGGGGCAAACTACCATGCCCGGTCGAGGGTCAGGCTCTGTGCCGCCAAGCGCGTATCTACTGACTTGTCCAATAAAAACTAAACCCTTAAGCGGTCCACTTAGTACTCTCCCCTTATTCCTCATCCCTCCCCCTCCTTGGGCTGTAGGGCGGCGCGGGTTTCGTTTAACAAAACGTCGATTGATGCCAAATTTTCGTTAAAATCGTAGCCCGAATTGATCTGCATTCTTAAAATGATCAACCGTGTTTGAGTTATCTTGATGTGCGCCCGCAGCCGCTCGATCTCCGCCGCCTGAGACGCAATGGCATCTCTAGACCACTTGAAAGCATTACTTATGTCTTCTTGCGACATAGAAACTTTAAGTGTGTCACTCATGCAACTTCTCCCGTAATGAGTTCGTAGACTTCTTTCCAGTTAACGACTGGTTTGCAGCCTTCTGGAACATTGCCGAAGTTATGCGATTGCATCATCAGAATGGACTTCAGACCGATAGCAGCACCAGCAGCAGCGTTTTCTGGCTTGTCTTCAATCCAGAACATTCCGCTATTAGCATACTGTGCTAGGGCTTCGTCTTTATCAGCACCCGTATCAAGACAGATAACGCTATCGATAGCAGCACCAAACAACCGCTTCAAGTTCTTCTCACGCAACTTAGCCGCATAGGGATCTAGACTCAAACTCGTGATCACTCGGAACACATAGCCGTGTTCTTCATGCAATCGCTTGATGTACTTAACGCTATCTAGATAGGGAGCCAAGTAGCCGATGTTTGCAGATTCGTTGAACTGCTTAATCATCTGTCGAATTTGCCACTTCTCCATACCATATGCAATAGCCATATCGTATTCGTCGTGAACGAACTTCCAGAAGCCCTGCTTTGCCATCCAAGGATCAAAAGCACCGAGCCAGTTCAGAATGACGCCATCAGCGTCGGTTAGTATCATCTTTTCCATAACTTAATATAACTCTTTTAGATTAAAAATGCAAGTTAAAAACAACCTATTCTACCTCTTCATCTAACCACTTTTGGATCGAACCATACTTCAGAGTGAAGAGGTATTCCAACCGTTCATAGCCATACCAAGCAACTCGCTCGGTCTCGCCTTCAGCATCGGCAATAATCGCGATGGCGCCCTTGCGGTCGCAGTTCTTGACGATCTCCATCGTATCTTCAACACGATAGACGAAATCGATCCAGTTCTCTTCTTGCTGCATAACTTCGTCATCTTGGTACTTAGACCACTGCTTAGAGAGGAATTCCATATCCTCATAGAAGGATTCAACAGACTCAAAGTTTGCATCGCAAGGGCGCGATCCATAAACGTCTTTGAAAAGATCGGAGTAGATCGAACCGTCGTGAGACGAGGTAAGAGCATTGATTTGCATGAGGTTCAACATTTTCATTTTCCATTTCAAACGAGAGCGAATTCTCTCTATAACTTAATATAACTTATTACGAGAAATAATACAACCGTTATTTTATCCACCTTGCAATGATACTATGACCCATAAACCGACTTACGAGAACCACTGGGCAACACTCTTGTAACTCAGGATTCTTACGCAGATGGCGCTTGAACGCTTTGAACGAACGGCAGTTAGCGGTGTTGCTGTACCCTTCAGAAGGATCAATGTCGCGACTCGCTAGCCACTTCTTTTGCACCTCTGCGAACCACTTATCAACCATACCGTCTTCGCAGTAGTGCTGAATACCAAAGAAACGATTACGCAGGATCCGCATCTTTACAGGAGCCTCAAACTCAAACTGCCACATTATGCGTTCCAATCTTCGATTTCTTGTTCTGCACTAGAGAAGTAACCAGAAGCATCAATCTCAAAATCACTCCAAGATTCAAGATCACAATTGTTCTCAAGATTCCAGAGCAAGTCTGACTTGACAGCCTGAATCCACAAGGAGTTATCGCGACCGTTAACCTGAACATAAATAGGACCCTTGAAAGCCTTGACTGCTTTGATGAGGTTCTTGGTAATCATTTTATTTTTCCATTTCGAACGAGGCGAGAGCAAATCTCTCTATAACTTAATATCGCATATCCAGATAAATAACGCAAGAGTTATTTTCATAACTTTACATTTTTTCGCGAATAAGAGGACCCCTTGCCTTTCTTGGGTAGGATGACCTTAGCGACATTGAACTTGTATGCATTCTTTGCGATTGGGTTTCGCATCACATCACCTCTGTTGGATAATGAAGTTTGATATCTTCGTAGAGCGTATCAATCGTCCACTCAAGGAAACTGATATGGCTATATTCTTCACCAAGCGCAATGCCCTCGAAGATTTGACATTCAAGTTCTGCGATATTCTCATTGATGTATGCACGAGTTGGCTTTAACATTAGATCAGTTCTCCAGTCATAATGAATCTTTCGCCCACAGACGTTGCGTCTTCTTCTGATAGGAAGTTATTCCAATCTACTCTGATACCAAATTCGGACAATACCAAAAAGAACATCTCTTTCGAGACATGGCCGTCATAGTCGCCGTAGCAGACATCAATGTCAACAGTCTCAGGAGTGATGGTGTATGTGCGAGTCATTTGATTTCCTTTTCAATCTATAACTTAATATAAACCCGGCAGGAAATAAAGTCAAACGGTATCACGGTATTTATCTAAATAATGATATCATATCATAGGAGAAAATGATGGCAGGAGAATCAGCCGAGCGACAGGAATCTGGATTAGTCAAAGCGATTAAAGATGCCGTCAAACTGAATAAAAATAATCCAGTAACCATAGTTGCGGGTAAGACCACGATTGCGGGAGTTATTAACGCAGAGAAATATACTGGCAGACAGTCAAGTGGATCAGAGCCATATACCGATGTTCAGATTTTTCTTTATGATACGAAAAAATCTCCTATCAATCTATCAATGAAAGGAGAGTCTGCACCATCTCTTGCTGGTGGTGGATTACGAGGATTAGAACTAGCAGTTCCTGGAATAGCAAAAAAGTTTATGAAAGCGGCTTTTGCACATTTAACTACACGCTTAAAACTAAAACTAGGAGATAAAGTTCCTGATGTGTTTGGTAAAATTGGTGCAGTCGCAAAGTTGAAAATTGTTATTGGTAATAAAGCAATGGGTGGTCCAATTGATTATATGTATATTGGACCTATGAATGTGATTGCGCCTTACGATCAAACAAAAAATGTTGTAAACTTTAACGGCAATCTAACCGATGCAACCGAATACGCAAAAACTCATGATTTGTATTTTAGATTTAGAGCCAGGAGAGAAGATCAACGATTTGATCCATTAGCAAAAGACGCGGATGGTACTCCTAAAATCTATGGAAAATCTCCATCAAAAGGAGATTCAGCAGGAAGAATAGTTGTTACCGATAAAGTTCCTGTTAGAGCCGAAGTGGTTAATATTATTTAAATCCAGGATGGAACGTCTCTAGACTTCCATGAGTGCATTCTAGCCTTTGATGTCCGATAATACTCTTGATAGTTCAATACAGGATCATCACTGATCTTGCATTCTTCTGGCATACACGATGGCATAGGAGTTGCGTCCCATTCCTTTAGTGAAAAAGGTGGAGACTGGAGTGTAAGACCGAGTTTAGTAATAGAAACATGACGCTTACCATAACGATAATGATACTCATCACCAAGAGCGAAAAGGTGATCCACAAGCCAATTATAATTCTCAACACTTTGCCTAGCCCAAACGCTAGAAGGATGGTTTTTGTGTGTGCATTTATATAAGATATCTTCGCGACTATCTTCTAACACCCAATGTGTAGTTTTTCGACCTTTTTCATTTTTTCCTACAACTTCTTTACCGTCAAGAACACGATGTGCGGTGGATAGAATCTGTGCAGTTTCAAGAATCATCTTGACCACATGCTTATCAACCATCCACTCAGCCGCTTGCCGTGGGTCTTCAGACAAATAAAAGATATTCATTTCTTTTCCTACAGATAATAGGGAGTCCGTGTACCTTTGTAGACACGAACACCAGTGCCGTCATATTCCCATTCGCGCTCATCAGAGTCCAAAGAGAACTTGTTAACTTCAGTATAATCCACTTTGTTGATTAAAGATAGTTTTAATTCGTCTGACCAGCGAGAAAAATCACGGTTATCTTCATCAAACAACCTCAGATACTCTTCATCATCGATTTCTTTTGAACTTTGGATCGTTTCACCAAGATGCATTTGGGAAAACTCATTGATGTCCATGTCATCAAGATGATCAATCAGTGCTACAGCATCAAACTCATTGTTTGCTTCCACAACATACCGACACCGATGTGACGAAATAGTTTCGATTAAAAACTTTGGCATTAAAATTCGCTCCAAATATATTCGCTGTTGCCAGTCTTGAAGTGGATGCATTTGCATTCGTCGTTGCCACGAGTCTCAACCCACTCTCTAATGATTGCAGTTACAGGAGTTGTCTGCCAATAATCCTGCGCCGAATACGAGCGAGCCATATAAGTTCCAACGACCATAACAGCACCTACGAATGGACGAGCATTTTCGATTCGTTCTGGTTGTCCGTTTTCATTATAAAAAACAGCAGATGACATAGGACCGCTATCTCCTGCATCATCTCGTGTTCTGCGTAGTGAGTATGTCATCAATCAATCCTCTTGTAACGATGATAATTACCGTGTTCATCTTCAACTTCAATTTCGTTTATACCACCATTTCGTGAAACGATCCAGCCATATTGCGTAAAGGATTCCATTGCTATATCAAATCCTTCAATCCATTGACTTCTATTTGGCGCATTAAAAAATGCAGCACACATTTCACCAACAAACATACCGGTAAAAAAACAACCAAGACCAATAAGAAACAAACCAAAAGCCATTTTACAACATCACTTCATCGGGAAATGGTGCATAGATAGTCACATTAGCAACCTTCTTATGTGCGCGTGCTGGAGGAATCATATCTTCACGAATACGTCTAAGTGCATCTCCATAAGTATCAGAAGACGATCCACGAGGATACCACTTATATTCTGCTTCAGCATCATCTGCTGGCAAACACATCCAATTATTTACGCCACTTGTATAGTCTTTAGGAACTTTCGCATATACACTCCAACGAATCAAGTCCATTGGAAAGTCAGTGCTGTCCGCATTGGTAACATAAGGCTTGATGCAGTAGTTCTCTTCTAAAGAGAGATCATATTTGTATCTATCAGTCATTTTATTTACTCCGGTAAATGTTCAGGGAAGGGTGCATGAATAATAACATTATCCAATCGTTTCATTTCAATTCGTGGTGCAATGATCTTTTCTCGTAGGTAGGCAAGAGCCTTTTCATAAGTTTCAGAATCACACATATCAGCAGAACCACGGGGAACCCAAACATAGTCTGCATCTTCAGGATCGCCTTTGAAGTTTTCACCAATAAATCGCCCTAGATAAGGCGATTGTGGCTTTTCTACTTTCAGATAGACACCCCAGCGCCATTCTGTATACCAAAAAGGCTTGATGCAATAACTCTCTTCTAAACCTGGATTATATTTGTACATTTTTAAACTCCATTAATAATAAAATTGGGACCATCAACGGTCACAAAAACACGCTCGACATCTTTGAAATTGCCCACCAATTTGGTGTAGTCACGACCGCCATCAATATCACAAACATCGCCAGTGCGATAATCATGCCGCCAGCGAGAAATGATAACTTCTCCGTCATTATTTACAATCCCATCCATAGTTTCTGAGAACGCACTTTCTGCGTTAGTGATATACGCTTCACCATTCCTGATGAACATACCAAAATAGTTGCTATGACCCTTCGAGCGATCTGGGTCAGCGACATAGAACACATCCACAGGAGAGTTGTTCCATCCGTCTCTGGAACCTTTGGTACACCAGTAGCCCATGTACTTAGCATTGTACTTTTCGCAAATCTTCTCGATGCCATCTGGAGCAAACCAGAAAGCCTTTTCAGGAATCTTTACAAAATACTTTTGCAAGCCAACACCGCTACCGAGTCCGCTTTCATCTTCAATCATCACTCAATCATTCCGTAGATAAGGAGATAAATGGCTGTGGCTGATAATCCGATTAATACTGCGCTGGAAGTCATTATCGCAACAATAGGAAATAGGCTGACAACGAAAATAAATCCCGCAAAGCCCAACATAACGCATAGAGTCAGCAATGCTGCTTTGAGTTTAAGGTTCATTGTTTATTCTCCATATAAGGCCCTACCCAAGTGAAATCCTTTATCAATCCCCAAACATCAGAAGTGGGATTACTGCGCTCGATACAATCTTTCAGAACCAACTGTGCGAATCTTTGCAACTGATCATCATAGTTGCAAGACCAGTCGATTGTTGCACCTTCAGGCTTCCATGACTCATTAGTCCAGAAACAAAATCCCGCTTCCTTGGCAAGTTCTTCAATACGCTTGTTCATCAGTCACCTTCAAACAGTTGTTGCAAATCCAAAATATGCTTATCTATGTCATCATTGTATTGGCAAACATCTAACTTGCCAGTAAAAATATCACAACTCTTAGCAGTCTCAAGCGAGGTAATGCACTCTTGAACAATCAAGTTTGTGAACCTAGTTACTCGCTTTTGCCACTTGGCTCGATCATGACCAAGCCCATAGACATCAAGCCCAGATTCTTTTGTGATCTGGTTAATCAGTTCGTTCACGCTACATTCCAATCATAACCATCTTGCGTCATCACAGTTTCCCTACCATCATATTCATCGATACGATACAGAGTACCAGCAGGAACATCTTCAATGCGCAACTCAGCAAATTGATCACCAGCCGCGTCACCAAGTTCCTCTACAACTTGAACCAATGCAGGATCGGCTCGGTCAATATCGCGATCATTAAAGTATAATGCGCTTGACCGAGAAAACCGACCAGGAGCAACAGGTGTATCACGTTCTTCGGCAATGATTCGATCAAATTCCTCAACGGGGCAGAGATAATAACTCGTCATTCCAAATTTTTCATCTCTGTGAGGATACAAAGTAATACCCTTGATCTCGGCATATCGCATCATTGCCTTATGCGAAAGACCGAAACCACCGTAACACGCATTATAAACAATTTTTGTCATTTTAAGATCCACACTTTCCACAATCGCGACCAGCATCAAATGCCGCTTCTAGCCAAGAGCCAATGAACGACAGTTGATAATCGGTCAAATAAAGTTCTTCGAAATCTTCTTCAAGCGGCTCTGAGACCGCATCAAGCCATTCTGTGTATGCGCTCATTACAAAGTCCGTGTAATAGCAACAGCATTCTTTGTTTTGAATTCTGTCATACTCACATTGTACTTGCGACCATACTTCTTACCAAGAATATACCCAGGACCACGACACTTGTCGGCAAGCCAGTGAGCGCGATCACGTTGAGGATCAAGTTTCTTGATACACTTGCTCCTATTATAGTTTTCAGCAAACTCTTCAAACTTAATATAAAGAGTTTGACCAGACTTCATATCGGCAATCTTACTCATCAAAGTCTTTTTTTGTGGCATATCCAGCCCATTGCCAATGACGGGCGAGTGCATTTGCACTGGACTAGCCGCGTATGACCGCTTTCGTGGCGCAGGCTTACTAAGACCAAAATATGCACTAAGGTATTCGCGTACTTCTTCACGGATAATCCGCTCAACAACAGCAGTCATTACAAAATCTCCTCAAATCCAAAAGCCATTACCTGATAGAACGTTCCATCAAGTTTGCAGACATCACCAACACTCATACTATATGAGCGTTCACCGGGAACTGAAATCATCTTTTCAGCGGGTCCGATATTACCGATACGGAATGCATCCTCTAGATCATTCGCATCAATCTCAGCCACACATTTATAATAATGTGTGAATTCTTCAAAACTTACTTTCTTGCCACGCAACATGACATCCATCTTACATGCATAATCTGGAAACTCTAGTTCAGCAGCAGCATGACCATACTGATTGACAGCGGTGTAAACCAGATCATGCATTTGATTTTGATAAAGCCTAATCATTTCTTTCCATTTCAAACGAGAGCAAATCTCTCTATAACTTAATATCGCATACCACGAGAAATAAGTCAAGCGGCTACTTGGCTTCTATAAGCCTCAGAACGATATTATAAGCAGCCTTATAACAATCATATGCATCATCGTCATCATATCGCGCCCAAGAATCAGACGCATCTTGTTCCAACTGAGCCGCATTGGTAGGCTCAAAGCCATAGGCTTCAACAATCTTTATGTAAGCCATCTTGAAGTATTCCAACGCTTCGTCGGTGCGATCACATTCGTAAGCATTTTTAGCAAGTTCGCGAAACTCGACGTAGTTCATTTCGGAGAATTTCTTAGACATTTCTTTTTTCCATTTCGGACGAGAGCAAATCTCTCTATAACTTAATATACCATATGCATTTAAATAATGCAAGCGTTATCTTTCATGCCACCAACTTTTTGTGGACAACGGTAATGTGCTTGCACTTACCATGGAAACTGAAACCGGGACAATCACATGTAAAGCCCTTCTCGGTCAACTCAGTCTCATAGACTGTACCCTTGCTGTTGACATATGGCCAGATATAGCCATTTAGAAAATGGCCCTTGAACTGCATATCAGGAAACGTTACAGGGCGCTTCTGAAACTTACTCTTGCGCTTGAAGTTTGAACCGCGTGGATCTGACATTACGAACCTTTTGAAAAAATCTCTCTATAACTTAATATACCATATGCATTTAAATAATGCAACCGCTATCTTTCATAGTTGATCATTTCATCCAGTTCAATGAACCAGAACTCGGACTTTGGCTCAAGCATTTGCAACCTAACGAGTTCTCGCTCGGCACGTTCTCTGTGTGCATAGATAGTCGAACTGGTTTCTATCCAGTTGCTATCACGATTTTGAGACTGAATGATATACATTAACGCTGTACCTAAACTGTGGAACGATCTCATCTGGAATCTGTGTCCAAGTGTAACCGTTTTCTGTTGAACAAATAAGAATATGATAATCTTTGTACCGCTCGTCTGCTTTCAGCGTTGCAGCATTTTCAATAGCAGAATACTTGTTATAATAACTGATGGCACAATCTGAAGGAATCTCAAGAGACATTGCTGAACCAGTCTTCAGCCGCATAAAGATTCTATAAGTGTTCATACTTTTGCCTTTCGCATAAGACGACCGATATCTTTGTCTTCGTAGTTGCCTAGACGATACCAAACACGAACAGCAACACATTCTTTTGTGCCAATAGAACAGTAATCTGCTAGACTACATGTATCGCATGGAACTTCACGAACATTAACAGGAGTGTTAAGAACAATACTTGAATGAGTACAAGGACCATTCATGAATGACATATCAGTTGCAATAGAAAAGTTTTCTAGAGACATATTAAATCTTTCTTTATTATTACGCTACAGTTCATTATACCATCGGTATAAAAGAATGTCAAGCATCTTTCCATGTTTTTCGGTAACCGAATGAAGTTTTTTCTTGGACACCTTGTTCGGCGGTAAAGCGATCTGTATATTCATAACGGAAAGCATCTTTACTGACACGGATGCCATCGATATAATATCGCTTTCTATAGAGGTTACCCCATAGAGAATCAGTTTAAATCAACTTCATAATCCCAAACCACCAACTTATAAGGAGCGTCCCAACGACCGATGTGAATGTTGATGTACCAGCCCACATCAAAGTAGTCGGATTGACTGTTGCTGTTGTTGTGATTGTCCTTCATCATTGCATCACGGAGTTCAGTCAAAGCCTTTCGAGCCTTATCACTGAAATAATCAGCAATGTAATAGTGATTGACTTGGATGCAATCTTTCTCAGGCACATAAGCAAAGCGCCCGTGAGCCGATTTGTTGCTTTCCAGATTATCGTTGGCGTTTTGAATGAAATCGATCTCGCCTTCCTTGATCGTAAGAACGAGGTTAGTATGATCGCGGACAGAGAGACTGCCCTTTAGACCGTGCTTCTTGAGGATAGCCTTGACGACTGGAGCGATGGACTTCTTGCGTTCTTGAGACATATAAGCCATGATATTTTTCCTTGTTTCTATCTATAACTTAATATCGCATAGCCAGATTAATAAGTCAAAAGAAATGATGGTATCAAAACAAAAAAAGAGGCAGTCCGAAGACCGCCTCTTTAAGTTTGATTTTAAAGATCGTTATGCGTTTTCAAGTTTCTTTGTTTTGATGAGGAAGAATGACGGAGTCCATCCATCAAATACCGCACCAAAGTTTAACTCCCTGCACCGCTCCTTAGCCTCAACTGCTGGGATGTTAGTCACAACTAGTTGATTGGTTGCGGTCTCTAGGATGTCACAGTACATCTTATTCACGCTCATATTCACAATCTTGTACGATACCATTATTTAAAATCCTTGAATGTGGGTTTGTTGAACTTTGGCTTAGGCTTAGATTCTTCTTCATATCGATGCCCATAATCGGACTTGTCCATCACAGGGCGATCATCCACGATATCTTCTTGTGCAGACTCTTCTACATCATAGAGTTTCATCTTAGCACGATTGATACCGACGACAAACTTCTTGTAGTAGTTTGGATCACCATATCGGTTCTTCAGTTGCTTCACCATGATCTGGTTCAACGCTTGAAGTTCTTCGCTAGTGATTGCAGCAATCATAAAGTCGGCTGTGGCTGGTAGACCGAAAGATTCGGACGTATCTTCCAAGCCAACATCAGAGTTACTGAAGCCAGATCGAGTGGTCTGTGTCGCTGATATCAGAGGCACATTGAACTCAACCGCAAGACCACGGAGTTCTTCTGCAATAGACTTGACATAGGTATAGGAGTTGACATTCGCACCAGCCTTGATCCGAGAACTGGAACAGATATTCAGATAGTCCACATAGATGACATCTGGGATAAAGTTCTTCTTCAGTCTCAGTTCTTGAAGCAGATAGCGGAAGTTGGCACTACCAGCCGACGCTGTTGGATATTCCTTGACGATCAGTTTGCCAGTTGTCTTCCGCTTGATCCGCTCAATCTTCTTTTCATAAGATTCCAGAGACATCTCTTTCAGTTGGTCAAGAGGTGTGTCCATCAAGTTCGCATCGATACGCTCCGCAATCTTCTCTTCTGACATTTCAAGAGTGATGTACAGGACGTTCTGACCTTGCGTGAGGTTGTGTGCTGCCATGTGACACATGAACAGACTCTTACCAACACCAGTGCCTGCTAGGATGATATTGAGTGTCTTTCTAGGCAAGCCACCGCCAGTAATCTTGTTAAGATAATCAAGGTCGAATGGAATGCGGACTTCTTTCTTATGATAGAAATCATATCGGCTTGCGGAGTCTTCAAGGAAATCGTGACCGATGTTTGTGTCAAACGATACAGCAAGAGCATCAGACAGAATCTTTGGGATTGCTCCCACTGATATCTTATCATCTTTCTTGTCCACGATCTTGATGGACTCGATCAAGGCATTGTAGATAGCCTTGTCTTTACAGAACGATTCTGTCTTATCGATCAGCCATTCCATATCAATGATATCGGTTACTGTGATGGCTCTGATATTGTCTTTAGCATTCTTGTACACTTCTTCATTTAGACCGCTCTTATCTGACAAGTCAATTTCCAACGCTTCCTTTGTGGGGAAAGCGTTGTACTTTTTGACATATTCATCAATCAAGTCAAACATAATCTGGTCTGACTTGTTGGTAAAATATTCGGTCTTTAGAAAGGGAATGACCTTGCGAGCGTAATCTTCATTGTGGATTAGATTTTCAAAGATTACATTCTCAATGTTCATTAGTTATCCTCTTCCAGGTCAGTGTAAACTTCAGCCGTATTATCTTCGGCAGAGATAAGAGCACCGTGAGAGATGCAATACTTATTCTCCACATACTTGTTGAACGATGGAGACTTCAGAATAGGCAACCAGAACTCCTTAGTGTCTGTGTCGGCTTCACGGTAGTTCTTAGCACCATCAACAACTTCACCAGTTTCTGGATCAACAACCTGATACCAGCCAACCTTAGGCTTGATCACATGACCAGATTCCAGAGCCATCTCTAGTAGACCAGACCACTTAGACAGACCACCGTCAAACGATACCGTAATAGGAATCTTTGACTTCTCACGGACATAGCGCGACTTCTCCACATTGATGATGAAGTTGTAGCCCGTCAGTTCCTTGCCGTCCTTCTCTTGTTGGCGACCAAGAATGAAGATATTGTCCGATGAATAATACGAGCCAGTACCACCACCAACAACGTCCTTAGCGTAGAGTTCCATTGTCTTGTAGGTGTGATTGACCACAACCATTGGAATGTCTTTCATGGTCAAGTGTGGTGTGACCATGCGGAACAGAGACTTCAGTTGCTTGGCTCGCGACATATCAGCCTTGGAACTGCCATCCAGAGCATCTTCAACTTCTTTCTTAGAAGCAAGATTGCCGATAGAGTCGATGACAATAATAACACGATCACCACGGCTAATGTTGGTAATCTGTTGCATGATATCAAACTTCAACTCTTCGACATCCAACAAAGGAGTGTGCATGATCCGTGAAGTGTCAATATCAAGAGACTCAAAGTAAGCCTTGGGTGTACCGAACTCGGAGTCATAGAACAACATGACCGCATCATCATACTTGTCCATATAA